ATCGTAAAGATTACGTTTCGGCTATTCGAGACATCCCGAACCGCTATTCTATGGGCTCTACTGTAATAATCAACAACGAGACAGACACAGTTACTAAAGATAATTTGATGAAGAACGAGGACATCGTGCAAGGGTCACATCATTTCCTATCAGTTCCACCTGGAGAGTCTGAACTAGAATTTTTCTTCTCATCGTGGATTAAGAAGATGCCTACAGTTAAGGTGGAGATAAATGAAAGGAGTTTGTAGATGCAACTTACAATACATGATGCTCATTTAAAAAAAGTTGCGTTTATTGATAATAAAAAACCGAAAACACTAAATTTTTACGATGATACCTGGACACGTAACTTGCAAACAGGTTCGTCAATTTATGAATTTAGCATTTCAAAGAAACAATTAGTGTCTGATACAGTCCTTGAACGAACATACAACTATCTGAACGAACGTTCTTTTGTGTCGTTCGAGTACAAAGGTAAAACATACTTGTTTAACGTAATGACCGTTGAAGAAGATGAAAAGAAAATCAAATGCTACTGTGAGAATTTGAATTTAGAGCTTATCAACGAATACTCAAACGCATATGAAGCTGATAGAGCGATGACTTTCGTTGAGTATTGCAACGCTATGGACTTGCTTAATATGCCTAAACTTTCGCTAGGTATCAATGAAATCTCTGATTATAAGCGAACATTGAAATGGGAGGGGCAAGACACCAAACTTGCTCGTCTAATTTCATTAGCTAACAAATTTGATGCAGAAATTGATTTTGAAACGTTCTTGAACGCAGACAGCACTATCAAGTCATTTCTTGTCAATGTTTATCACGAAAACGATGGTAATTATCATGGTGTCGGACGTGTCAGAAAAGACATTACTTTGGTCTATGGGAAGAATCTCAAATCTATCAAACGTAAGATTGATAAGACTGGTATTTTCAACATGACAGTACCGTCAAGTTCCGACACAGTCGAAGATGAACCTATTGACACAGGAGAGTCAAGCGCTAAAACAGTTGTCACAAAAAACGCTGATGGTTCAGTAACTAAAACGACAACTAAAAAAGCTAGCGATGGCACGACTGTACAGACCAAAGTCACAACCAAAGTCGTGGATAGGGCTGACGGCTCACGAGTGACAACAGTACGTACCGAAAAATCAAACGGGCTTATCACAGAGAAAGTAACCACAAGAGATGCAAACGGCAATACTGATACACAAACTAAGACGATTAGAGAAGCAACATCAGAAACCGCTGAAACCGTTGAAGAACACATTACACTATCTGGTTTACCAGATTGGGAAATCAAGAATGACAGTGGTGTTGTTGAGTTCTATAAACGAGGTGATGCGCTATATGCCCCTATCTCTGCTCAATTATATCCATCAACGTTTACTAGCGACACGCAAGGTGACCAGTGGATTAGACGTGATTTAACCTTTGACGTTGAAACGGACACGCAACTCCAAACCGAAGCACTGAAACAATTGAAAGCAGCCGCTTATCCTGAGTTAACTTATGAATTCGATGGCTATATTGATGCCGATATCGGCGACACTGTTCAAATTTCAGATAGTGGTTTTACTAACATGTTATTGCTTGAAGCACGTATCTTTGGGCAAAAGCTAAGTTTCTCTAGCGAGAAGAACTGGAAAACAACGCTTGGTAACTTTAAAGCTCTCCAAAACATGCTTTCTAGCAACATTCAAGCTGAGCTTGAAAAACTTGTAGATGATGCGAAACCGTACACCATTCGCATTTCAAGCGATAACGGTATCACCTTTAAAAACGGAGAGGGCGAAAGCACTATTAAAGCTACCCTTTGGAAGGGCAACAAAGTTTTAGATACTGACGTGACATGGCGCTGGGCTTTGGATGGGAATGTCACAGTTGGCATGCAATACCTTGCTAAAGCTAGTGACATCAACGATACTGCTGTTTTAACCGTATCTGCCTATATCGGCAACAACGAAGTAGCAACGACTGAAATCACGCTGACTAATGTCAACGATGGCGTTGACGGTGCTAAAGGCGATAAGGGTGATGACGGCTTGCCTGGTAAAGATGGTGTAGGTTTAAAATCTACTGTCGTCACTTACGGATTAAGCACGTCCGAAACCACACAGCCAACAAGCTGGAGTGTCCAAGTGCCAATGTTGACGAAAGGCAAGTACTTGTGGACTAAAACTGTTTGGACGTACACGGACAACACATCTGAAACTGGTTATCAGAAAACATACATTGCCAAAGACGGCAATGATGGTAACGACGGACTACCCGGAAAAGATGGTGTAGGTATCAAAACAACGACTATCACTTATGCAAGTTCAACGAGTGGTACGACAGCACCAACAAGCGGTTGGTCTAGTACTATTCCAAGTGTCAGTGCAGGTAACTATCTGTGGGCTAAGACTGTTTGGACTTATACAGATAATACGTCTGAAACTGGTTATAGCGTGGCTAAAATGGGAAGTACTGGAGCTAAAGGAGACAAAGGGGATAAGGGGGATAAAGGGGACAGAGGTCCGCAAGGTATCCAAGGCTTGCAAGGTCCTAAGGGTGACCAAGGTATCAAAGGAGATACTGGTGCAGACGGCAAAACGCAGTACACCCATATCGCTTACGCTGACAATGAGACTGGCGGTGGTTTTAGTCAGACAGACCAAACCAAGGCGTATATCGGTATGTATCAAGATTTCACCGCTACTGACAGTAACGACCCTACCAAATACCGCTGGACTAAGTGGAAAGGTTCTGACGGTGCACAAGGTGTTCCGGGTAAACCAGGTGCCGACGGAAAAACACCTTACATTCACTTCGCTTATGCCGACGATAACAAAGGTACTAACTTTAGCTTAACCGATAAGAACCAGCAATATCAAGGCTACTATAGCGACTATACAGAAGCTAACAGCACCGACTACAAGAAATACACATGGGTGGATAGACTGGCGAATGTGCAGGTTGGCACTCGTAATCTCTGGATTCAATCAAAAGCTACTGGTGGCTTCGTAGAAGAAATACTACCAGACAATCATATAACTGGACAGAAAAAATGCTATCGTATATCGAACAATCAAAAGATAGAGTTTAATATCGAGCCAGATTTCAGCTCTAGACTGTATCAAAAAGTTACCTTTAGCGCATGGATAAAATACGAGAATGTCGTTCAAGGTGCGAACGGCTGGAATAAGTTTGAAGTATTTAAACATACGCTATATCGAAAAAATAGTTCAACTGGTGCAACAAGTTCCGCAGACCACGTTGTATTCGCAGAGCTTGTCGGAACGTCAGACTGGAAATATGTCACGTACACTTATGACTATGCAGCTAACAAATCATATGATCAACTCAAAGCTAGCTTGCGTTTCGTACTTGAAGGTGTAAGGAGCGGTACAGCTTGGGTTACTGGGATTATGGTGCAGTTTGGAAATGTCGCTACTGGTCATGTATGGGCACCAGAAGACACCCAAGACCAAATCGACAGCAAAGCAGACCAGACACTAACACAAGAACAGTTGAATGCGTTAGAAGCCAAACGATTGCAGATGGAAACAGAGATGAAAGCACTAGCTACTCTGCAACAAGTATCAGAGCTTGAAACGTTTATCAATAATTTAAAAAAAGAAGATTTAGACGGTCGTCAGAAGATTATTGAGATAACAAAGGCCATTGAAGAACGTGTCAAAGACATTGAACCAATTATGGAATACTCTCAAAAGTTGAAGTTCATGGACACGTACATCACGCAAGGAAATGGCGGAATGATTATTGGTGCAAACGACAGTACGACTAAAGTCGTTGTCACACCAGACCGAATTTCATTCCAGAGCGGTGGTTCAGAAGTCGCTTACATCAGCCAATCAATGCTCCATATCGATAATGGTGTATTTACAATGTCTTTGCAATTGGGACATTATATCACTCGTGCTCATCCAAAAAATGAGTATGTCAATGCGACATACTTTGTTAAATAGCGAAAGGAGGACTTATGGCAACAGCTCAATTTAGCGGGCAATACGGACATAATATGACGTTAGAAGTCTGGTCTGACTGGAACAGGCAAGACGTAGCAAGTAATAGTTCAACAGTTAATGTACAGGCACGCTTGCGAACAAATGGTTACGCTTCTATGTGGGGCGTTACTGCCCCAATGACTATTACAGTCAATGGCAACAGTTCAACAGCTAATGTTGGTGTTAACATTGGCACTAATTCATCTCTACTTATTTTTGGTAAAGATTATGTCGTTAATCATGACGGAAACGGAAATAAGACAGTTAACATCAGTTTTAAAGTTGATGTTAATACTGGTGGTTATGGTTCAGCTACTGTTAGCTTATCTATACCACTTCCACAGATTAAGCGAGCTAGTACAATCAGCGACGTAACTGGTACACTCGGAAGCCCAATGACACTCGATATTAGTCGTAAAGACAGTAGCTATACCCACAATCTCAAGTATGAGTTTGGGGAACTATCTGGAACTATTGCGACTGATGTTGGTACGTCGTGCTTATGGACACCTCCTTTAAGTCTTGCGACAGCTATGCCAAATAAGACAAGCGATTGGGGTCAAATTGTTCTAGAGACTTATAGTGGCTCTACTAAAATCGGTCAAACCAATTGTATTTTAACCTTGAATGTCCCAACAAGCATGAAACCAACGCTTGGCAGTATTACGCTAACAGATAGCAATACAGCAGTTAAGAACTTGCTAAATACAGCTAATACGTTTGCTGAAATCGTGTCAGACATTAAAGTAGCGTTTAACAGCGCTACTGGTGTGCAAGATTCTACAATCACAGGCTATCACGCTGAAATTGTTAACAAGAATCAGTCTACCAACGCTAATAATGGCAATCTAGGGCTGATGAAGTGGAATGGTTCAGCACAGGTCAAAGCGTGGGTTACTGATAGTCGTGGACGTTCTAGTAATGCTGTTACGACCAACATCACGGTTTTAGAGTATTTCTTACCAACGCTGACATTTACGGCTGTTCGTGGCGATACTAACCAATCATCAGATAAGATTGTCGTTAGTCGAACGGCTAAGATAGCGCCACTCAAAATCGGCAACGTGCAAAAGAATAGCTTTAAACTTAGCTTTAAGACAGCTCCGTTTGGCTCAACCACATACACAGCTGATACTGGCGCAGGCGTTAACGATAAGGTCACTAATACGCTGACTAACTCAAAGGCTACACTTAGTGGAACGTTTGACATTGGGAAATCGTATGAAGTCTATGGTGTGCTTGAAGATGCCTTGACAAGTTCAGGTACGGTTAAAGCACCACCCGTTTCACCAGAAAAAATGGTGATGGGTATGGCTGAAACAGCCGTAAGCTTTGGGAAATACCCAGAAAATACCAACGCTGTTGATAGTGATTGGGTGTTTAAGTATAAGAATAAGGACATTCAACACCATCAAATGACCTTAAACGACGGGCGAGCGACTTTCTTAAAAACTGGTACAGATTTGAATACAATCGTTGAAACTGGATTTTATCGCGGTGATGGTTTAGTCAATAGACCAACTGGTTCTGGTACGCATACTTGGACGTGGATTAAAGTTAGCAAACACGATACAGGGTCGTGGGTACTACAGGAAGCCATTGATTTCAATGGTGTTGTTTCAGCTTATCGTGTCAAGAAAAGTGGTTCGTGGCAATCGTGGAAACAATATGCAATGCGTGATGAACTTAAGAATCAAACTAATACAGGCTGGCAATCAGCAGGTTATGCTGGTTCGTACTATAAACGAAGTGGTGATGTGCTGGCGATTCGTTTTAATTTCACCGGCAATGGCAATACGTTCGTAATTGCAACTATTCCAGCTAGTGTGTGGGTTGCACCTCAAGAATATATGTTTGAGATTGCTGAATGGTCGATTAGTGGCGCAGATACTGGACACGTACAGGTCAACTCTGGGACTGGAAACTTTAATATTTTATCTTCGAAAAAAGGTCAATCGTACAGAGGTCAAATACTGTTGATGACCTAAGAAAGGGGACAATACATGAAACTATCTTTTAATTCAAAATCACAGGAAATCGGACTGGACGGGACAATCTCTGGAACACGAGTCATCTTGTCGAATAACGAGGGTGGATTTCTTCCCGTCATGCTACCAGCTGACAAAATCAGCTTATCAAACAGCGAGCTAGAAGAGTTAGCTCTTGCAGTAGTGTATCAAGAGAATTTTCGTGATAAGTACGAAAACGAGAAGTTTGCTGAAATCACAGCAGACCTTGAAAAGCACAAGGAGAACTCTGAAATAGCACAAGCTACTTTATTAGACGTTGTCACTCAACTTTACGATAAAGGAGTGCTGACTGATGAAACTACTACGCAAAATTAAAGACGAAATAGAAAGAGGAACAGACATGATGATTAAACTTTACGCAATTAATATTATTTCAGGAAACTATCAATACGCCAAAGTGCCAAAATGCTTGAAACCAAAAGTCAAAGCGCAAATCGCTCTCATGGTCGAAGATGACGAGCTTTTGGCAGAGTTGACAAAAGAGACTGCTGAATAAGCTTAGAAAGTAGAGGGGCTTATGGTGGGACAAGATATTATTCACGAAGCCATGAGAGCAACTTGGACGATTGATAAAGTTGGCGGAGTTTTAGCTATAGCTATTATCTTAGTCATCTTGCTTTTAATTAGCGGTATGATTTGGGTTATTAAGAAACTAGTGACTGGTTTCCAAGAAACTAACAAGGAGCTGTTAGCTTCCAATAATCGGATTGCTACTGAAAACCAACAGCAAATGGCTAGATTGACAGAAGCTGTTAATAATCTCTCGCTAGAAACTCGCAAAGACATATCAGTTTTGCAAGAGAAAGTGGACGATTTAGAAGATGTTGTTAGAAACACACAGATGTTTTAAAGGAGTAAGAGAATGAATGATGTAATTTTACAAGGCGTTATGCTTATTTTGACTGGTTTTGCTGGTTTTATCGTTAAAACCGTAAAAGACTATCTGTTTAAAGAGGGTGGAGAAAAAGCTTTGCGTATCGTCGAAATCGTAGCAAAGAATGCTGTTAATGCAGTAGAACAGATTACAGACGAATACACAGATAGTGAGCAGAAGCTAACTGCTGCTAAGACGAAAGTCAAGAAAGCGTTAGAGCAATACAATATTTATTTGACAGATAGTCAGCTAGAAATGTTTATCGAATCAGCAGTTAAAGAAATGAATGACAACTGGAAAGGAGAAAAATAATATGAATACAGATGTTTTAATTAATTGGTTTGAAAGTCGTAGAGGAAAACTCACTTATTCAATGTATGGAAGTCGAAACGGTTCAGACGGTACAGCGGACTGTTCAGGGTCAATCTCACAAGCTTTGAAAGAAGCAGGAGTAAATATCATTGGTTTACCGTCAACAGTAACTTTAGGCTCACAATTAGCTAAAAACGGCTTCTATCGTGTGTCTAAAAACACAGATTGGAACGGACAACGTGGGGACATTGTCATGATGTCATGGGGCGCTGATATGTCGCAATCTGGCGGTGCTGGCGGTCATGTTGGTGTGTTAGAGGATGCAAACACGTTCATCAGCGTAGATTATTCAACTGGCGGACAAGCAGGTACAGCGGTATCAAGTCATAACTGGGATAGCTATTACAACAGCTCTAGACCAGCTTATGTGGAAGCTTGGCGTTTTAGTGGGTCAACCGCTACACAGCCTAACACAGTTGTTTCTGGCGGTCGTAAACCAGACAGCAAAGCTTATTATCTAGCTAACCAAGTAGCGTTTGTAAATGGTATCTATCAAATTAAATGTGACTACTTAGCGCCTGTCGGTTTTGATTGGACTGATAACGGCATTCCTGTTGGTCTTGTTAACTGGGTTGACGAAGACGGAAACAATGTGACTGACGGTGCAGACAAAGATTTCAAAGCTGGCATGTACTTTAGCTTTGAACTAGACGAAGCGCATATTGCGGATACTGGCGAGGGTGGCTATTATGGTGGCTATTACTGGCGTAAGTTCGATTTCGGTCAATTCGGTACAGTTTGGCTTTCTTGTCGTGACAAGGACGATTTAGTCAATTATTACAAGTAAATTTGATATAATTAAATAAGCGAATACTTTAACACCCCTAGCTAAAAAGCTAGGGGCTTTTTTTTAATTTTCCCGATGTCGGGAAAATTGGCAGTCATGCACGTTTATGGTATAATAAACACATAAGTAGTTGAGAGGTCTTACTTATAATATCTGGCAGAGAGTGGGCTGACGAGCGCACGTTAAAGAGAAGTACGTTTTGAGCTAGCTTTTGCTAGCTCTTTTTTATTTTCCGTTATAACCGCAAAAATGAAAAAAGTCCGTTTTAACGGACTGAAAATTTTAAAAAAATATCAAAAAAGTTTATAAAAAGAGTTGACTACTACTATAAATAGTAGTATAATATATATGTAAGGTTGAGGGAGGTAATCTTAGACAAGGAAATTAAAGAAAGGAAAAAGTTATGAAAAACTCGGAAATAATTGAGCTTATCACTTCGATTGGAGTTGCTTTAACTGGTTTAGGTTCAGCCTTAACGGGCGTAGCCAAAGTAATCAAGGCAACAAAAAAAGAACCTCAAAAAACAGCCCGTCCAAGGAAGTTTAAATAAGGTTCTGTAGTGGGAACGGGAGCGAAAGCTCCCATACCTACTATGTTGAGTATATCATAACTGGTTAAAATTATGAAGTATTTTATCACTTTCGCTTTGGTATTCTTAGTATATCTATGGATAGCAAAAGATGATTAAAGGAAGTAACATGATTGAAGTATTATCAAAACAAGAAATTTTAAACTTACTAACGAATCATTCACGTTATCAGATTTCTAAAGCTACTGGAATATCTGAACAAACGTTGTCAAATTACGCAAACGGCGTTACAGATGTCGGGCGTATGTCATACAATAATGCTATTAAGCTTACACAATACGCAAAAGAAAACGAGGTAGAAATAATGAAACATACTGAACAAGAAATTTTAGATATTATCAAAGATATGGAACTCGAACCAGATATGCTTGATATTTGGGAAGATAAGAATGGAATTGTTAGCATTGAAGCTCGTGGGATGGCTCCAGCTGATGAACGTGAGCGCAAAATGCAATACATTGGTTTTGTCGATAACGGCGATGTAACTTTTGAATAGAAAAATCAGAAAAAATATAGTATAACATTTGTAAGTGCTATCAAAGGAGAAAAAACATGAATGCAACAGAATTACTTGAACAAATCAAAAACAATGAAGTACAATACGCAATTGTAGACGATAAAGGCGCTGTTTATTGCAATAGAGATACAAATAATATCATGGATATTTACGGTTTTGATGATGAGGAAGTCGGTCATTTCTATGGCGTATATGGTGATGCTGTAGGCGGTCAAATTGATAGCCGTGAAATTTCAGATGAAAAGATTTTAAAAGCTATTGAATTCATGCTAACACTTGGCAAAGCTGTCAGACGTTCTGAATTAAACTTTGTGGATTTAAAGCGTACTTATTACCGTAACAAACTTATTCAAGAAGCCAAAGAACAAAGACAACTTAGCAAAAAATGCCAAGAATGGCTTGAAAATCATAAAGACTTAGTTCCTGAAACAATCATTGAACATAAAAATCTTGGAAAGGGAAAAATTATAAAAGTTGAAAATCTTGATAAGATTGAACTTGCCACAATTTACGTCGATTTTGAAAATAAAGGCAACAAACGATTGGCTTTAGCTGCTCTTATCGAAAACGACTTAATAAAAGTTTTGTAAAAACAAAAGGCGGTCTAAACTGACCGTCTTTGTTATTTTCTACCTATTTAAACATGAGTGTTTTTAGTATCTTTGATTGAGATGTTGATTGTGCTTCT